CACGCCACAAATTATTCAAAAAGCTCTCAGCTTCAAAATTTTCAACCTTACCTTGATTTTGCCAAGATAAATTACCCACTTTAGGTACATAAAATTCAGCTTCTTTAAAAATACAATGTACTGAAATAGAAACAGTCGTAGAAGACCCCGCACCAGTCGCTAATGGGTCCATAACAAAAACAACCAAATCAAAAATGTCTGAACCTCTTTCATTAGATCTCAATAACAAATTGGCTGCAGATACATCATTGGCAATTGTTCTATACAAAGTACTAGGAGTATACATCGGGCACTCTAAACAAACCGAAGTTGATTCAGAAGCGTTTAAAAATACATGTGGTGCACATAAAATCTGATTAGCATTAGTAATCTTAGGTGTTGCGTGGGGAACCGCAGCAATCAACAACAATCCTTGATGCATAGGAGTTCCAGAAACTTGCAACATACAGCATGTTTTAGCTTGATAAAAAGTGGCTGAATTAAAAGGAACCCGTGCTAAAGGATTTGTCATTATTGCAGAAGGAAATTCAAGCCTAGGTAATTCAGAATTAGCTGTATCAGTGGTAGACCAATTAATAGTATTAACTAAAAACGGTTTATTTAAAATTTGATCAAAATTCATTTTATATTCGCTAGGTATATGTGTAACCTTAGGCATTTTATTATAAATAGTAGGAATTTCAACTACTTGTTTCGTCCTTAATGACGTCATATAATTATCATAAATTGGTTCAATTGTAGTGAAGTGATTAGTTTGAATTCTAAGAAACATATTATCACTATATATGCAAAATAGAATTGCTTAAAAAATAAGATTACTAAACATGTCCCTGGTTATAAGCTTTCCATTAAAAGGTTAAAAAATAGTAAAATTTGAAATTTTATTCTGTTTCAACAGATGAATTTTATACTGTTCAAACAGTATTAAAATAATTTAACACTTCAACAAATCGTATGCTTTCGCATAAAAATCATCATAAATGCCTTTATTATATAAATTTATTAAATATTGTTTCGGTAATATACCAATTCCTATTAATTTTTCTGTACAAATTTTCTCTAAAATTGAAATATCTTTGTCATATAAATCATAATGTAAAAAAATTTCTCTCTGAAAAGCATTTATTTTATCTAATAAAACTACATCTAAATCTTCTTTAGATTTATCTATCCAAGATAAAGTACTATAAACAGTTCTTAAATCTAAAGGACAAGTAATTTCCTCCAAATCAGGATGAAAACGAAAATAACGCTTTAAAAATGTTAATTCCATAACATCCTGAAACGGTGTTTCTATTTTATTTTTTAAAGAATCCGTCATATCCATTCCCAATGAATTAAAAAATGTTTCCATAGTTATAGCATTTAAAAAACCAGCATATTTTTCGTTCTTACATCTATTGAGCCTATCATCACCATAAACAGGATCAGATAAATCCTCATGAAATTTAAAAATACTAATTACTTGATTATTTCTTTTCATTTCTCGATAATACCACATTGCTGTATACACCCTATTAACTAAACTATTGAAAATAGCTGTTAACCAACACCCTGATGGTAATGAATGTGTCAAGATCCATGAATCATCATTAACTACTACTATATTATAAGCTATATTCATTAATATATTTTTAGCTGCTTGATAGCAATCACCTTTATAAAAGTTTAAAATGACTTCAGCTACCATAATCTGAACTTGAACTCTCATATTCTTATCATATTTACCGATATCACCACCCCAACATCTACCACCTTCCATCCTTTTATACAATTTTGGCCATTCTGTAAAGGGGTTTATGCCAATCATTATCTCATTAAACCATCGTTCTTTCACTATTTTCTTAACCATTTTCCCAAAACATTTTTTAGTCAAAACTTGCATTGTAACCGGACTAACCCTAAAACTACGTGGCTCTTTTTTCTCCTCATTTCTCAACTCATCTTTTAAAGTTTCAAACCATGCTATATCTGATGCCTCGATATCTCCTTTCATCATTTTTTCTTCAAAAGAATTATACAAAAGACGAAAATCATCTTTAAACAATCCATTCTCAAAATCAAAGCAATCTACTTTATTTTTCAAAGGAAAAATTCCATTAGAAGATTTCTTATTTATTGAAGCTAGCATTTCATCACCCTTAATGATTTCATTTTCATTCAAATCATTAAAATCTTCAAAATACATACTTAAAACTTCTGATGCAAAATTTAATTCTTCACTATCTACAGGTCCTATCTCACACCTACTTGTTTTAGAAACATCTTTCACTGTATGTGCTCCATATACGCTCAAATTAGCAGGGCGTCTTGTATTTTCAAAGACATCAAACAATGGTGATTTAACAAAATTGGAATTTTTTGGAACAAATACACTCAATCCTGTCTTGATCTTTAAAGCACTACAATCATTATAAATCTTTTCATTAATTTCATTATTGATTTTCAAACCTAAATCAATATCATTTAAAACATTATACAACTCCGCTCTACACGATTTAGACCACCTCAATGAAGCCCCAACATTCTTACTAAAATGTCCGGCTACATGCATTCCCATCAACATACCTTGATTAGTGACTAATAAAACGCCACACATTCCTGCAAAATGTAAATTATTATATACTATAGGATCTTTAATCACATTGTTATTAATACCAACTGGATAAACTATAGGGCCAAGCGATTCTACATTAGTTAAGATTCCCTCCAATTTCACAACTCTCCTAGGAAAGACTAAACCAACAACCATATCACAACAAGGTTGGAAACAGGTTGCAAGTTTTGGAAACGGAGTTGGATAACCATCACTAAGAGACAAAACAGCAACATCATTTTCAATATTAGTATAAATAATATTTACTGGTGAATGATCTATTATACGATAATTGTTAACTCTACTTTTATATATAACTACTTGAAGTTGTCTATCCAAAACTAAATGGTAAGGAACTATTATTTTTCTTCCAGATATTAGACAATGACAAGAAGCTGTTTTAATTAAATTATTTTCAGTGTAAATTAAATCTATCTCAAAAAGTTGGTTACTAATCTTTGGTATTAAACTATG